AAGGATCCCCGTTCAGAACGTCTCAATCTGGCAAACAACGTACTCAAGGGGAACCCATTTGCACACTCGTTCAGTGCCAAAGCTGAAACCGGAACCCCGCTCGTTCAGCCTGTAAATTAAGTTGGTAAAACTAAAGATGCAAATCTGGAAGTGGCTCCTCATGCTCGGGCTGTTGTTTTTGATTACATATGAACCGTCACGGGGTGGGGGAAAGTTGATGAATTTTTTTACGAACGACTCAGTAGGAGGGAATGGATTCCCCGAAAGACCAACCATGTCGGGAGAGGCACAAAAGTATAGCGATTCCGGTGACGACGATCAATAATAAGCAGTATATGCTTATTGTTCACGATCGCCGGTACCAGGAGTGGACGTTCGTCACCGGCGGGTGTCGACGTCGGGAGGTTATCAACCCCTTACGGTGTGCCGTTCGGGAACTCGAGGAGGAGACTCGAGGCACAATCAACCTGAAACGAGGCGCGTACTCGTATTTTCAGTTTGCAACCAAGTACAAAGGTCCAGGTGATTCCGAGGCTGACATTGAGGATGATGTCACCAGCATTTACCACGTCTACGTAATTGATTTGCCAATGACGGCTCTTGAACATACGTACATCGTTCGGCGATTCAACGAGGAGAAATCCAAGATGGAGAATCGCCAAACGTATTTTCGTAAAAACTACGACGAAAACGACAGAGTGGAATTTGATACGCTCGAAGGGATCACGGCTCGTGAAAACCTATGGGACATGATACGGACCCACGTCATCACAAACCCAGATTTTCACGCAGCTCTTTCCTCACCCACCCGTACAAATTTTTATTTCCGGAGTTAGAAAGCTCGTTCGCGGCATTGCCCCACGCTGCCATGGACGGCGATCAATGGTCACTTCGTGACCAGTGACCTTTCAGCGTCAAAATACACGTGTGAAAATATTGACAATCATCAGAATGACCAAGTCAAAGCGTATGTTTGCCGAGATGCTCGTCCAGGCGCGAGGGTACGGTGACGCCGACGAGATTGCAAAGACCATGTCACTCGTCGACATCATCTACGAAATGAAAAAGGAGGAGTTGAAGAAGGTGGAGCCGGAGGAGCCTCATTCTCCTCCTCCCCCAGTCGTGGAAGAGAAGAAGTCTGAACAGGAGCCGGAGCCGGAGCCGGAGGAGGAACCCATGGTCATTGTGAAAATCAAAGACTTTTGGAGTCGTTTGACGCACGACTCGGATACAGACTAATTTCTAGTCTATTGTAATGAAAAATTGTCTCAAAGCAGGTTCAAAAAACAAGAAGTGTGTACGGGCTTTAAACAAAAAGGTGTTCAGTCTCCCTCGAAAGTTTTCGAAACTTCAGTGTCTCCTCGGACCCATCAAAGGGTTTACGATGCGGGCGAGCTGTGCGCCGTATAAAAAGAAATGACGCTGATACACTATGGAAAAATGGCTCACAGACAAGGGCCCAGGGACACACGTCCTCATGGATGGTGGAATTCTTCAAGTTCCGTTTGAACAACTTGACGAATTTTACGTAGAGTGCGTACACGCGATACGGCTCGGCAAAAAGCTCTACGTTGTGGAGCAAAAGACTGACGTGTTCAAGTTTTTCGTCGATCTCGACTACAAGGGCCCCGAAGCGCTCCCAGACGAAGCTGTCCTCGAACTCGCCACGTTGATGCACTCCGTGGTCCAAAAGGGCCGATGTATCATAGCACGCGCCGAACCTCGAGTCGTGGACACACAAGTGAAGACGGGCGTACACATCCATTGGCCGGACGTTTTCGTGACCAAGTCTGAGGCGCTTGCTCTTCGGACTCGGATCCTTCTCGAGTTGCCCGACGATCCGGAATGGAGTCAGCGTATCGACGCGAGCGTATATGGTGGCTCGGGACTCCGAATGCTCTGGTCGCACAAACGTGAAAAGGGTGCGGACTCAGGCCCGTATACACCGTGGCGAGACATTGAAGGGAACACTTTTGATCCAGTCCCTGATGCTAAAATCCTGAAGCTCTTTGCACTCCGGACAAACGAAGTGTCCAAAGAGGCGGTCAACGTCGAAATCACATGCGCACCTCTGGAGCGTTTCATACGCAAATACCTCAAGGGCCAGGAACTGGCAAACGTTCGACGTGTCATGCGAAAGGGGAATGATCGAATCATCGTCCAGACGGATTCCAAGTACTGTGAGCGTATCCAGGGGGTACACAAGTCGAACCATGTGTGGTTTGGTATTACACGTGGGCGTATATGTCAGTTGTGTCACGACGACGAATGCAAGGAGCAAAAGTTTGTAGGACGGGAGCATATTCTTTCTCCGAGTATAGTAGCCGAGTTACGCAGCAATGTTGCTGTGGATAATACTACTTATGTGTCTATTTGTGATCTTGTTCCCGACTTTTGGTGGCAAGAAGAGTCGGTTCCTCAGAGAGGTGCATCCTTACTCGGGTCTCGACCCTCAAACCTGGGAAATGCTCCAAAGCCATCTAGCGGAGTTCGAAAACCAAAAAGCAAGTCTCGAACAAAGAGCTGGGGGACTTTACCGAGCGATTGAGGATGTTCGTAACCTCTCTCTGTTTGTTCGCAGAGCAGATGACCACGAACACCAGGAAAAGCTCGAGTCCATCGCGGTTCAGATGGGCGTAGAAGGCGAAACGACGTTGTTTGAACTCGCACAGAAGAACGGCCTCTATTTCTTTCCAAAGTACTTAAACGATTTAGCCCCTGAGAATGCAGAGACTGATGTCAACCGGACAGGATCAGCCATCGACGGACACTTTCCAGACCCCAGAAGCCACGGACAATAAGCCGGTGACACGTACGCGTTCCGGTCGTGCAGTGAAGGCCCCCGAGCGTTACACACCACAGGAGGTTTGCGAGGATGATTACGCTGATGACGACTATGACACCGAAGAGTCTGGGAGCGTTTCATCTGAGGTATCCTATGATACGGAGGATATCTCAAGTGAGAGTGACGCAGACGAGGAGGGGAACCTCGCTGGATTCATAGTCGAAGATAAAAGTAGCAGTGACTCTGAGAGTAATGGATCGGATGTTCGATCCGAGTCCGGCGAGACCGATGTTTCCAGTGACCGAGACGAACGACGACCCCCAGCAACACCAGCTCGTGGACGAGGTCGAGGCCGAGGAGCACCATCCTCAGCACGACGCACGCTCGTATTATGATCCGGGTCCCCGGGTTTTCCACGCTCAGAATCAGTCAGTTGATGTGCTTGAAAAAATTTCAAAAGAGACTATAATTCTTGTATTTGCTGCGTTTTTCATTGGGTTGTTGTTGGGGAAGTCGCTGACGCCGGTGATTCTTAAGCACTGATTCCAGGCTGATTTCCCAAAAATGGGGTGTTCGGTGATGTCAGAGTTGGTATATATTGTCCGGAATCAGGCATTATTGGACTTCCTTTAATATCAACTCCAGTGAGGTCTCCTGCCATGTTAAATCCGTAAGTTTGTGCGTTGGTGGTTGCCTTTCCATTTTCGTCGAAACCATATCGAAGATTGAATACTGCGTTGGCATTTGCCGTCGTTTCAACTTCGGTTGGGTTGATGAGATTTCCATTCACATCAACACCATAAACAGTTTTCATCATCGTTGGATTTTCAGGTACGGCGACGAGGTTACTTGTATTCGAAACGGTATCTCCTTCTGCTATCATCTCAAGATCGTGGAAAGGGTACATTGTTGCCGACCCTCCATCAGACTGATGTGGTACGAAATCGCCATACATTACGTTTGATGAAGGATCGCCCTGAATGAAATTGAGGATTGGGTTTCCAGCCTGAATCTGATAGTCCATACCTGCCATGTCTTTATATATCTGTGTCTGATAGTCAATCCGGACGACGTTGCTTGTCGAATCGACGTACGGGAGATTGTTTGACGTCGTCACCGTGTTTGAAATGTCATTCGTGTACGGGGGTAAAGTATTTTCATCACGCGGAGGAGCATACCCCTCTCTGCGTGCTGAAAGAATCACTATGGTCAAAATGAGCACGGTAAGCGCCACCCACAATGACCAGTGTACCTTCATCTATTTATTGCTTATGTTTTTTTTCCAAGTCCCAGTTCCCGTCGGAGTGCCCCTTGGACAACGGGTGACTCAACCCAGTAGCCCTGACGCCGTGCTTCCCGCACCGATAGGCTCCGGTGCTGGACCGGCGTCAATCTGAACCGGGGGAGCCTTGGCACGCTCCTCCTCCTGCTGAACACGGCGACGCTCAATCTCCTCGGCGATGCGGTCGTCGGCAATCTTCACCAGCTCGGGCATCTCCTTGTCCGGAAACTCCTTCTTCAGGTCCTCGATGAGCTCCGCTGGGTGAGGAATGGGTGGTACATCGGGGCGAGTGTAGTACTTGGAGTTCTCATCCCCGGGCTCGATGAAGGGCGTCGCAGACCCCTCGAGAGGCTTGGCGAGCATGTCACGCTTGCGCTTCTCAAACATGGATGCCGCCTGACGCTGATTCTCCTGGTACTTGGTCATAATCTCCTCCAGCTTCTCATTCTGGTAGTGAACGTTGTCAATCTGCAGACGGTCGGGGGGAATCAGCAGCCACTTGTACATGTCTACCACATAAATGTCGACGAGCGCATCCTCCTTCTGCAGACGCTTGGCGTGGCTCTCTGCATCCTCCTTGGTGGCGAAACACCCGCGGATCTTCAGACCCAGCTGCTCATTCTTCTGAGGCAGATCCGGGCCGACGATGGAAATCAGTGCAAAAACCTGTCCTGGCACCGTCAAGTAATCCTGCTCAAGAGAACCCATATAAAACTACTGAGCTCCACTCTTTTAAGTGACACCGTAGGATGGATGAACTCCGTAAACGCCACAACCAGGTGAAGCGTGATCTCATCAAGCATTGGGTCAAGCCAGATTCGTACGTTCTCGATTGTGGGTGCGGTCGCGGCGGTGATTGGCACAAGTGGAAGGCTGTACGTGCTCGAGTCGCCGCTATCGATCCAGACGAAAAATCTCTTCAGGAGGCAGAGGAGCGGGCGTTGGACATTGGGTTCGGTGTGTGGTTTTTGGGTCGGGGGGACATTCGTCAGGCGGCGTTTGCAGGTCCGTTTGACACAGTGTGCTACAACTTTTCAATCCAGTACATTCTCGGTGACCATTTCGAACAGAGTATCAAGGCTATCAAGTTGGCAGTCAAGCCAGGTGGACTCCTCATAGGCATCACACCTGAAAAGAGTTTGATTGAGGCGGCAAATTCCCCAGACGCACTCGGAAACGTCTTTGAGATTCACGGCGACAAGGTGCTCATGAGTCTGACGGATGGTCCGTTTTACGCAGACGGACCCAAATATGAACCTCTGCTCGACGGCAACGTCCTTCGTCAGGCCCTCGAACCCGAATTTCGATGTGTCGCATGGGGACCTATCGCTTCAGAGCAGACGGGACTCGTCACCGACATTTATGCACAGTTTGTTTTTCTACGTTTAGATCAGTAGGATGGCATCCGGAATCATACAGACGGGACTGCTCATCGTAACCCTCGCGGTTGCAGCGTGGAGCAGTCGCCGTGAAGCGCCGCTCATGACGGATCTTCGTCAGCGGTACGACACGCTCTTGAACCACCTTAATAGCACTGAGGTGGTTGACCCGCGGTTCGCTCGCCTCAGGAAACGGTGTATCCTCACCGGAATTCACGGGTCAAGAATGAACAGAGGTACCATAGGCTACAACGTAAATAAAGGGTACGAGATTTACATCTGCCTGGACAAGGATGATATAAACTCGGCGATGAACGTTCTCATTCATGAGTTGGCTCACGTCACAGTCGACGAGTACGACCACTCGCCTGAATTCTGGGCGTCGTTCAAAGATCTCAAGGCGCTCTGTAAAACCCTCGGCATTTATACACCCATCGAGGGGTCTCTCGAGTACTGTGGGATTATGATTCAGGACTGATGATCTTTTTTCTCACACCATTGTAAATGTCTGGTGGTATCGTTCAGCTTGTCGCAACCGGTGCTCAGGACGCTTGGCTTACCGGTAAGCCAGAGGTTTCTTTCTTCCGTTCCAGCTACAAACGCTATACGCACTACGCTCACTCCTTCGAACGCCAGACTATCCAGGGTAACCCTACAGCTGGTAGCATCTCCACGATTCGTCTGGAGAAGAAGGGTGACCTCGTGAATACCATCTACCTGGTTGCCAAGGATTCAAACGCTGCCGTCATCCCGACAACCACATGGACCAACGTCATCGACAAGATTGAGCTGCTCATCGGTGGTCAGATTGTCGATATCCAGGATATCACATGGATGACGAGCATCGAGCCAGTCACCGGTGCTCAGAACTTTTCCCAGCGTTTCCTGAATCACAACACGACCAGTGGTCCCACGAACATCACGGCTGGTTTCCTGCCGCTTAAGCTTTTCTTCTGCAAGGACTGGAACGTGTCACTGCCCCTCGTGGCTCTCCAGTACCACGACGTCGAGATCCGCATCACGTGGGCCACCCAGGTCAACACTGCTCTTCAGTATGAGGCGTGGGTCAACATCGTGTACCTGGACCAGGCGGAGCGTGAGTACTTTGCCAACACGCCGATGGACGTGCTGTTCACCCAGGTGAATCGTATTCCGATTGGCACGGCAAACATGCAGGAGCTTGCTCTGGCTCACCCCGTCAAGTACCTCGCATTCCAGTCCAACAACTACAGCCAGGTGTATGCGTCGTCCCCACTCACAGCCGCCAGCTACCAGTTCAAGACGCAGATTAACGGTGTGGACATCGGCGACTCGCGCTCCATGCTCCAGTGGATCGACGTGCCCCAGTACTACTTCACGCCTTACGGCTACAACCACAACCAGGCGACCGCCAACGTCGCAGTCATCGCATACTGTCTGGACACGTCAAAGCTTCAGCCGACTGGTACGCTGAACTTTTCACGCATCGATACCTACCGCATCGTCGCCCCGGCCGGTGTCTCACTGAGCACCCTGGCTGGCGGCAGCGGTCGCTACTTCTACGCCATCAACTACAACGTCCTGCGCATCAAGGATGGCATGGGCGGCATGTTGTACTCTAACTGACCAATTTTAAACCATTTTGAAAACGGGTCTATTTTAAAGAAACTAAAATTACTTCTTTGGTGGAGGCTTGACAAATTTGTGGACAATGAAAAAAATAACAGCCGCAATGAATGCGGTGGCGAGCATGCCCGTCGCTGACAGGTCACCTGCGTCGCTCATAAATTTAGGAATCAGATCCGCCAATTTGTTCTGAACCGGCTTGGAGAATGCAGCGACTGCGGCAATGCCCGCGAGCGCTGCGTTCAACTGGTCGTCAGTCAGACCAAATGGGTTCTTTGACGAGGAGGAGGAAACTGGGCCAGCTGACGCATTGTCCAGGCTCAGAGCCGCCACTCTGTTGTTCTGTGGGTTCTTGTACGGACCGCCGCCCATAGATGGTCCCATGTCAAAATCAGCACTCGGCACAACGTCGGCGATTGGTGTCGAGAAATCCATTTCTATTTGAGGAGGTTTTATTTCGGCTTTAAATAACTCGGGTTGGTCAATAGTGCGCGTCTGGTACTTTGGCTGAAGTTCATCTGGAAGACCGAACGAACTCTGCTGCTGCACGGGTGGTTGCTGCTGTTGCGGCGCAGTGTCCACCTGAGGAATGTACTGCAGGATGTCGCTCGAACCATTTAAATCGAGATTCTCGATAATCATCTAATGCTGGGTGTGAAATCTTTTACGGTATGGGAGCGCGGACTAATAGTGTCCGAGTGTAGTTTCACATGAACTTAACCCCGTGATGGGCGGGCAATGGATATAACCATCAATCTCACCCGTTCGCATATGATTATAGAATTTCAAATCTATTGGCGCCGTAATGTGTTTCAAGTGTGAGTTGTATCGTTTCACGTTATCAGTACGAATGACGTATCCACTCGCACCACAAATCATATCAGTGGCGTGAACCCTACATATATTCGGCTGAATTTCTTCTCCTATTTTATTGTTGCAATCCCCAATCATCAAAATGTCAAAATCTGGGAATTTCTCAAGCATGTTTACAATTTTTTCATGTGTATCCGGATAAACCTTGAAATCATCTTCAAATATGACTGCGTATTGACCTGAAGCCTCGTTAATAAGCTTTGCATGACTCATGTAACACCCTATTTCGTTTTTGTTGTACAACTTTTCACTCGTACCGACGATAGACTTGAATGTTTTATCATCGATACTCGACCCTCTGACGGCATCAAAACGATGTATAGGCTGACCGAGTATCTTTTCCATACTCACAATGTTTTCATGCCGTTCTTTATTTCCTTTAAGATGTATGACATAGTACTTTATGTATTCTCTTGGACGAACTAACCACAAAAGAATGAAAAATACTACAATAATAAGAATCAAGGTGAGCTCCATCTATTTGTACTAAACCTTTTTAACAGTGACCCCTGGACGCCGAGCGCTGCCTGCTGGTGTTCCAGATGTGATCAGGGGGGCCGCGACGTGTCTTGGGTTGTAATTCTTCTGGTGGTACTGCCACATAGCCTCTGATCCGATACGGAACCCCTTGCGAATAGGCGCCTTGTAGTAGTAGACACAATCCTCGATCCGGTTGGATTTGCTCGTGTTGTCGAGGACGAGACACTCGTAGTTTTC